TGTAAAACTGTATTAAAATTTTGCTGTTGATTATATCCTTTTAAATCTAGCGTATTTGATTTGGTTACGTTAGTTTCGGTAATATCAATTAAAGTATATAAGGTGTATTTCTGAGGCACAACTTTCTCATTAAATTATTGATCTGCCAAAAGCTCTGCCCAATGCAAAACCTGCAGCAGTACCAACTGCAAATTTAGTTAGTGTACTCAACCCTTTTTTCTCGCCATTATCAACATTTTTAAGTTCTAAACCTTTTTCTCGGGCCATTGCTTTTAACGGTTCATACAGTTCACTACGTATTGCATTTGTTCGGTAATATTGCAGTAATCGTGTCACGACCAATGCTTTTTCTCCTTGACTCAAATCTTTAAAATCGGCCGCCAGTCGTCTTATACTTTTGTAAACACTATTCTCAATGTTAAGATTTTTTTCTAACTGCAAGAAAAATGATCGAGCATTATAATAATTTTTACCTTGTGCAATATCATTTAAAAATTGGCGCATTTTGATTTCATTGAACGAAGATCTAGAATAAAGTAAATTACTTTTGTCGTCTATACCCGTGCCATTTTTAATCCGATTCAATGCAACATATAAATCTGTTCCGCTTTGTCTATAACTATTAAAATTATAATAAGCTACAGTGTTTGCCGCATACGATTTGGCTATAGGAGCAGTTGAATAATTATTGTACAATACCCAAAGAGTGATCGTATTTAAAAAAGCAAAGTCGGTAACATGCCTTGCATCTGCTGTGTCGGCTTGTTGTCTTGTTCTAAACAACTTACTTTCGTTTAAATTTTTAATAAACTCGTATTGAGATGGTGCAGGGCTTTCTAGTGTATGTCCCCCTGACATCTGTGCATATTGTGCTGCGGTATATTTTTGTTCCATAGCAGTATTTACCTTACGCAAAATTCGCTGCACTAAACTCTAGGCGATCAACAATTTTCATTGTGCTACCTGTGTTATCAACTACCACAAATCCTTCGGGATCAGTCACTTTAAAACTGCCATCGGGCTGCTGAATAAAACTATCAATTGCTCGTATCTGTCTCATTTTTCGTTGAAACATCATTTTAATAGATTCAGCTAACAAGTATGCTTTATACATTTCTACAATGTTAACATAATTTTCGTCTAATACTTTTAAAATTTCTGCGAGGGCTGCTCGTTTTTGTTCTTGGCCTTTTTCGGTTTTTAAACCTTCGATGGCTTTGGCAAACTTTTCTTTAATGCGTTCAACAAATGCTTTTGCAAATTTAGTAGGATTTTGTTCTAAAGCCTGGCCGGTTCTGATAGGAGTGTTTGCATGTGCTTTGAGCTCAGCAACGAGATCGATCGGCAGTTGTCGATTTAATACGTCAAAAGCGGCAGCATTTTCGCTGTGCTTTTTTAATTGTGAAATCGAATTAGATATTTTCTGTACTTCTTCGTCGGTTAAACTTATTTGCTTACTAACATCGTTTATTCTAGCATCAGTATACCAAACATTTTTACTCGGAGACAATTCGCTACTGTCAAACCCAAAACTCGCTCGCATAGTTTCTATAGAATCTCCTGTGTACTCTGTATGAAAAACAATACCTATTTGAGATTGCAAAATTCGGCGACCTAACTCACTATTTAAAGGTACAGTATATGTAATAGTGTTAGGGGTGAATGCCAAATGTGGCTGGCCGTTAATTTGAACCTTTTTTAAATCATTGCGTGTATAAAGCAAATCACCTTGCAATACTCCGTCAATTCCCAATTCAGGCAAATACTGTAACGCTGCTTTTAATTTGTCTCGCAGACCTTCTTTACTTACAACTTCGCCGCCTCGATTAGCATCGGGATGATTTGCATCGATATCTTCTATAGATTTATTAAGTTTTGCATTTTTTGCAAACACACCTTTTGTTCCAACAAAAAAACGGCCATCCGCTGGGTCGATGCCACAAAATACTGCAGGTGACCCATCCCATTTAGTAGTTACAGTAGTATCGTCTCCGTGCCCTCGCAACAGGTTTAAAAGATTTGTAAAATTATTCACTAATTCTGCAACACCTTGTTTTCCTCTAATAAAAACAAGTTCCTCTGCATGGTCTAAGTGCACGTTTTTACCGTCAGATTCTCTTACTAAAAGCTCACGTTGTCTTAAACGCTTTATGCGAGAACCGCGACGTAATTTACGTTTCTGGGTCCCGCCTAATATATCTTTTATCTTCATTTGCTTTAGCAATTCCTCTGGTAAATTTTTTCTGATCTTGTGTTCGTATACTGTTAAGTAATCTCTTGTTTAAATCTAATGCAGTTTCTTCGTCATATGTTTCGTTTATTAGGTTTATAAGATTAATTGCAGTTACTATTACTTGTTGAGCGTTTGATTCAATAATTTGCCTTTTGTCTCTTTTAGGAGACATGGCATTAATTTCTTCTAATATAGATTTTGTTTTTTTCTTCATTATACTACTATTTAGTGGTTTGGCTGGTAAATATTTTTGTTGGAACAGGAGAGATAGCGTACTTATAGCATTTGCACTAATTTGATTACTTGGCGTTAAGATACATTGATAGTAAGAATAAATTTGTCAATGGTAGCGAAACGTAGGCACCTAATAGGCTTATCAAGGCTCATTAATAAATGACTCTTTAAGGTACATTTTTCGCTGTTCAAGGTCACACATATATAAAGATAAGGTCACAAAAATTCTGTTCCAACACTTTACTCTCTCTTTTTCAAAAGATTTTTCAATCTATCAGTTGCATCAGTTGTTTGCACATTGCTTGTAGCAACGGTTTCACCGGGTTTAACCGTTGCACGTATTTTCAAACTTTGATAGATACTTTGTACGTTGTTTTTATCGTCTTGTTCATCTTCGTCTAGATCTGTAATACGAAGTGTTTCCATATTATACCCTAAATCTAGTTTAGTGCCAACTCCGCTGCTCGAACGTGTTTTCATAAATTGAATTTGCACACGCCCTCGTTCTCGCATAGCCCTGCTACTAAAGATACCGATCAAGTTGTCTGCTGTATTGATCTTACTGATACCACCTGCAATGTGACTGTGGTCAAATTCAATTTCATCAACTGCAGCACGATTTAACTGCGATGCTGTTACAAAAAGAATTCTTAGTTCTGTTGCTAAATTTCTTAACTCTTCGCTCACATACTTGTCTTTAATAAACTGGTCACTTGGATTTACTTTAACAGTGACAGGCATCATCAAGTCTAAGTAGTCTACAAATAGTGCATCTACTTTAATGCCTTTTTGAATCTGATATTCTTTAATATATGCTTTGATATCGTTCACCGTGCTGCCGTTTTTCATTTGAATGATTTGCAGCACGCCTGCTTTTTTACTTGCCATACGTACTTTGAGTTCAACGTCTTCGACATTTTTCATAACATCACGTGTGCTCATTCCGGTAAGCATAGCATCTAGTCGCATACTACACAATTCTTCGCTAAGTTCTAAGGAAATATACACAACATTTTTTCCTGACAGAGCCCAATTAAGTGCCATGTTCTGCATAAACAACGATTTACCTGAGCCTGAGCCGCCAGCAAAGATGTTTAGTTCACCTGGATTAAAGCCACCATATAACACCTTGTCAAGGCTTTCCCAACCGGTACTATTTTGTCCTCGGTTATCTTTAATAGTCTGGATACGTCCGGCCGGATCTTCCCAATAGTTAAGACCAAAATCTTTAGCAAGACCAATACTCACTGCATCTTTAATGAGCTGTTCAACACTGCCGTATTCGTGTCTTTCTAATTTATCGGCACTTTCTAAAATTGCACCTTCTATTGCTTTGTGTCTACAAAATTTTTCATATTCGTCCATAAACCAGTTTTTATGATCGTCTGTTATTTTATTTGTAATGTCGTCGAACTTTTGTTGTGTCTTTGCTGAAATTTGTTCGTGCGTCGGCAAGTCGCCGTAGTTATCGACATGCGACTGAATAAAATCTATTACCGGTTGGAACCGACGAGCAAAGTATGATTTATTTGTAATAGCATTACACCGGACAAATAAGTCCTTTTCTGCCAACAAGAATTCGATGTATAGTTTTTGTAAGTCTTCTGTATATTCTTCACTCATTGACTGGTTATTCCGTTGCGCATCGCTCTTGCGTCTTGTATTTTTTGATCTAGTGTCTTGCCAATTTCGCCTGACAGTTTTAATGCAATATATTCGTCATACGAAAATCTTTCTTCATTGATTATACGCATACTTAATATACTCACAAATCTTACAATAACATAATAATCAGAAAGCCACAAGTATTTTCCGCTTGCTAATTTTGTAGGTAAGTATGCAAAATGTTTGCGTATATCTACTATTTCGTCGATTCCTGTTATTGCACTTATATGTTTCAACAATTGTATCCTGTAACGTTTTTTAAGTCTAGTAGCGTAATCATCTACAGTAGGTTTTGGCGAGTACTTGTATTTTTGTAGG